ACTTCGATTTCTGGTATGAGTGGCGGGGCTACAGACCCAACTTTAACCGGTGTTTTTGATGTTATCGGTGAAAAACGGTATCAAGCTATCGTATGGCCTTACCCAACGGATACTGCTGAACTTCGGTCATTACTTGACCCACGTTTCAATGCTGACGGTAAAGTTCTAGATGGAGTTGGATTTACGGCACTCCTGGATTCAGTTGCTGATTTGAAAGTCCTAGGTGCGGCACTAAATAGTCAGAGCCTTTTGATTTTTGGTGATCAGGAAGAGGCAGAAACTAACTATGTCGGTCCTTCTAATGTTGAAATCCCGATGATCATAGCCTCTTATTGGGCGGGTTTCCGTGGTTTGAAATTGGATGTTGATGGATTCTCAATCGCAGATATTACTATCACTACTAACGGACCGTTAGATAGTTTTGGTGGTCCTGCTCTAGCCTCGAAGCCTTATTTTAATGTTCCGTTTGCGGAGATTTTACCAATGCAAACTGGCCGTGGTTTCGATGATTCTGAAATTGAAGATTTGAAAGATAATGGTATATCGGTTATTGGTAATAATAAGGCCGATAACACTGTAATCACCGGTGAATTGGTCACGACTTATAAGACTGATGCTGCGGGTAATCCAGACCCGACTTTCACATTTTTGAATTTCGTGGATACAGCAAGCCAATCACGTGAGTATTTTGCAACTAACCTTGAAGCACGATTCTCCCAATCACGATTAACTCCTGGGGATGTGGTTAAAGGTCGTGATTCGGCTAATGAGTTAGTGATCCGGAGTTTTGTGAAGCGTCTGTTCCAAGATCTAACGGGTGTTGATTTTGTGTTATTGGTGGCGGGTGAAGCAGCATTGGCTTTCTTTGAGGCCAATTTAGTAATTTCGCTGGATTCGGTACAGGGTAAGGTTACGATCCAAATGGAAGTACCTATCGTTACTCAAATTCGTCAGATTGCTGCAACAATGAAGATTGTTTTCGATACCCAATCTTAAGCTAAATATCAACTTTTAGGAGGTTATCAAATGGCTGTACAAATGAATGATATCACCATCTTGGTGAACAATGAAGCGATAGCATACACTGCCGATAGCCTATCTTGGGTTGATGGGTTCGGTGTTTACGCAGTTAGAAATGCTATCGTTGGTGGTGGTCAAACCGAACAAGTCTTTTCTAAGGACTTGGCTACTAAGGTAGGTATGGTGAAATTTTCTATGCCGACAACGGCTGAAAACGACAAATTAAAACGTGAATGGAAAGCAAATGACAATACTAATGTCGTTGAACTTGTTGGCCCGAGAGGGTCAGATTTCACGAAAATCTTCACCTTAGCCACGATTCTGGATGATCCAGAGTCAAGTGCCGCAACCGATGGGAATATAGAAATAGAGTTTAATTCTAATCCTGCACAGTAAGTCTTAGTCTAAAGCGAGGTCAAAATGAAAGAGGACAAGAAAGGTTCAGATGACGAAATATTCCATACGCTCTTGAAGCCATTCACTTATTCACTTAAAGGTGAATCAAGGAAGGCGGAGTTTTTAACGGTTAGATCCCCCACTAGTGATAATTTATCTAGTGTGGCGCAGTTAAAACAGGGGTTTATGAAGGCCGTAACAGGTAGCCATGACTCTAAAGCTGTGGAAGCTGCCAGGGCAGAAGGTAAGGCTAAAGAAGCTAGTTTGGATAATTTAACTGGCGACGCGATTATTGCCATGTTATCAATGTCAGATATTAATTATGCTGTATATTTGGAAACTGCGAAATTTGTATTTACTCATTCAGATGTCTGTTTAATTGATGGCGAAATTGAATTCAATAAAGAATTATCGAGAAAGTTATCATTTGATGATTTGGAGGCTTTAACAGGAGAATACCTTAGGGTTTTTATCCTTACGTCTGTATTGAAGACAATGCAGACGTAGTATTTGGCAGCGCGATTCGATTAATGGCGTTTTTTGAAGGGGCGTTGAATTATAAAGACATAGAAAAAATGCCATTGTCCAAGTTCGTTAGACTACAGGGCATCGCAAGTGAAATAAGCAAAGAGCGAGAAGCTGAAATAGAGAGGGCGAGACGTGGCAAATAACATAAGTTTTATAATCGAGTTACAAAATCGCTTTTCAAGAGAAGCGGATAAAATCCGTGCTTCCGTTCGACGCGCTACCGCCGGATTTGATAGTTTTAATCGCAAAATTAAAAAAGCCAGTATTAATTTGATTCGACTTGGTAAAAAAGCCAAACAAGCAGGAAAAAGTCTAGTTGATTTTGGGAAAAAATTCGCATTAAGAGTTAGTGCGCCTATTGCAGCGTTTAATGCCCTAAGTATTCGTGGTTTTGATAAACAAGATAAAGCGTTAGCTAAAATCACAAGGACTGTTTTAACTACTGGCGGAGCAGCAAGATTGTCTGTTAAACAATTAACAGATGAAGCTACTAAACTTCAAAACAAAACGTTGTTTGGTGATGAGACTATTCTTAATGACGCAACTGCTGTTCTATTAACATTTACAGGAATTGCAGGAGAGAATTTTCTTAAAACTCAAAAAGTTGTTTTAGATCTTTCAACTCTAATGGGGACAGATTTAAAATCTGCGGCTTTACAACTTGGTAAAGCTTTAAATGATCCGGTTGCTAATTTGGGTGCACTTAGTAGAGCAGGTATTCAATTCAGCGTTCAACAAAAAGAAGTAATTAAGAATCTAGTTATTTCTGGGCAACTATCCAAAGCTCAGAGTTTAATTTTAAAAGAATTGAATACCCAATTTGGTGGGCTAGCGGAAGCTGCTGCTTTAGCAGGGACAGGATTATTAACTCAATTATTCAATGCTTTTGGTGATTTAATGGAACAAATTGGGAAAATCCAATTTGAATTTCTAAAGCCATTAATTGAAACTTTAAAAAAACTATCAATATCGTTTTCAAATTTATCTCCAGGTGTTAAAAAAGCTATTTCGATTATCCTACTTGTAATTTCCGTTATTGGGCCATTGATTATTGTTATTGGGGGCGCGGTTTTTATGTTTGGTGCATTGTCGGTGGCTACTGGATTTCTAGGTATTTCATTAGGTGCGATCGCAGTGCCAATATTAATCATTGTTGGTGTGATAGCCACAGTTATTACTATAGGTCTATTGTTAGTACGTCATTGGGAAACAATTAAAATGAAAGCAAAGGAGTTATGGGAAAAAGTTAAAAAGAACTTTCTTATTATACTTATTCTTTTTCCCCTAATTGGACTTCTGATTGCTGCTGGAGCTTTGGTTATTCGTAATTGGGATAAAATCAAAACGGCTGCAGCATCGTTATGGGGAGCAGTGAAAAAGTTCTTTACTTTTATAGTAGATCTTTTATCCGGATTCGGCGGTGCATTTTTTAATTTCTTACTGTTCCCATTGACTAAACTAATAGAAATGTTCACAGGGGTAGAAGCTTCGGCAAGCTCTGTGTTTTCAAATATGATAGCTTCGGTAGTCGAATTCGGGAAAAATATTATTGAATTTGCAGTTGGCCCAATTACCAACGTAGTAGATATATTTTCAAGGCTCAATAAAGCAGTATCTTCTTTTGTTTTCGGAGACGATGAAGAAAAGAAAGTTAAAGCTGTAGTAGATATTGTACCTAAAATTGAGAAAGTGAAAGCGGCAGTAGCGGCCGCTGTTGATATTGTACCACAAGTCGAGCAAGTGAAAGCTGCTATTGTTGCTACTCCACCGGCAGAAATTGATGCCCCACAAGCGGGAACTTTACGATCACAGACTGATATTAATATCAGTCTTCGCGCACCCGAGAAAGTAATTGAAAGTACAAGAACTCGAAGCACTGGAAACCAAAAAGGTCTAAGTGTGGGAATGAATGTGGTTACGGAAGGTGCTTAATGCCGGATGAAAACAAAATTCTAGTTGGTTCATTTAAAGAAGTGCCGATTCGTATTTTATCTGGTACTGTTGAGGGGGGCCGCAAATTCGTAAAAAAAGAGTTCCCCAATCGTAATACCCAAACTATAGAGGACTTGGGGCTACAACCACGATCATATAAACTAGAAATCTTAATTGCGGATATTGGTAAAACCGCAGCGAATCTTGAACCACGGCA